TAGATAATGCTTGGCATAACCACAACATACATCTACGTCTGCCTGAGTAAAGAAACGAAAGATATTATCAATCAGTCTCTTATTCTCTGGTGTTAGTTTTTCGTTATAATCCCTTATATCATCTTGTAATGGTACTTCATCTGGAAGCCAATGCATTTGTTGTTGCTTTTTGTAAGCCTCAAATGCCCAAGCATAATTAAAAGGTTTATAATAATCTCTTTCTTCTAATAGATTCATTATCTTTATATTATCTCCATAAGTACAATATTACTTTGTACTTCTTTTTAGTTTTTCAATTTTTAATATACTCCATTTTGGAGATCCAACATTATTTCTCGAAATATATTTTAAAGTATTGTAAGGCACTCCAGTAACTATACTAACTTCCTTCATATACTTAAAATCTTTAAAAGTACCATCTACATAATGAATACGAACTGGTGAAGCAGTATGATTTTTCCAAGGCTCTAAAGTCATAGGATTATTTTCTTTCATTCTTCTAGATTGTATATCTCGTTCTTTTTTAGAAACTATTCTAGGTATAAGTTCTCCGCTTTCAAATTTCTCTTTCCTAGTTTTTCTCATTTTTTCTAGGCTATTAATATTATGCATAGGATTATTTTCTTTCATTCTTAAACTATGTATTACTTTTAATTTTTGTACTTGATTACTAGAAATATTTTCTTTGTTCATGCTCATTGCAGTAAATGCATGTGTAAGTTTTTTGTCCTCAGGAAATGCTTTATATAATAATTTATGTGCTATAAAATGTTCTTTATAGGTTAATTTTACTAAATTATATTGTTCATTTTCTCCGCCTAAACATCTCGGCACAATATGATGTATTTCATATCCAGTTTCCCTGTTTAAACCTCTAGATTGTCTAGAGTCTACTAGTTTTATATAATGATTAAAATAGTCCATAATAATAATTATATATTATTTAACCCTCGCAGTCAAGAATTATTTTTCTATGCTATCCTTGACACGAAAGGCATTCTTGCTGTTCAAAGATTATCTCCCTTTTTACTTTATTCGATACGTTATCTGCTCTTGAAATCGCTTCACTTCTTAGATAGTAGAGAGTTTTTAGATTCTTTGCCCACGCTAACATATGAATGTTGTGTAAATCTAATTTATTTACATCAGGCGGAAAGAATAAATTGACACTCTGTGATTGACAGATAAATTCCTGTCTTTGTGCAGCGTGTTCTACTACCCAAGACTGATTAATTTCTACAGCAGTCTTGAATACTTCTTTTTCTTCGTCAGTTAATATATCAAGATGTTGTACACTACCTTTGTTTGTAATGATATCTTTCCATACTATTTCTGTGTTTGCTTTCTTACTTTCTAGCAAGGCTTCTAAATACTTGTTTTTCTGTAAAAATGAACCACTTTTTGTTTTTTGTGTAAAAGCATTTGCTCTAAAAGGCTCTATACTTGGACTTGTATTTCCACAAATAATAGAACTACTTGCATTTGGAGCAATCGCCAATAAATGAGCGTTTCTTACAGAACAAGTATCATCATCTGGACAAGCTCCTCTTTCCACTGCAAGTCGCTGTGTCTCACCAAGTGCTTCATTCTTTATATGACTAAACATTTGATAGTTTGCACTACTTGCCCACATGCTCTCAAATGGAATGTTATTTTTCTGCAAATAAGCATGAAATCCCATTGCACCAAGCCCAATACTTCTCTCCCTCATAGCACTGTACTTAGCTTTTTCCATACTGTTTGGAGCATTGTCAATAAAATACTGCAATACATTATCTAACATTCGTACTAAGTCTGGTATAAACGCAGGAATTTTCTTCCATTCGTCAAAATATTCCAGATTTACACTACTTAGACAACATACTGCTGTCCTTTCTTCGTTTGTAGCAAGAGTAATTTCTGAGCAAAGATTACTGTGATTTACATAAAGACCTTTTCTTTTCTGAAAGTCTGGAAGCTCTGCATTGACTGCATCTTCAAACATGAGATAAGGTTCGCCAGTCTCCATGCGATTCTGTAATAATTTTACCCAAAGTGTTCTTGCGGACACTACTTTCTTAACTTCGTGAGTGTGAGGATCAATCAGTTCCCAACTATCATCAAAGTTATCTTCTTTTGTAGCACGGTGTATAATCTCCATAAACTTGTCTGGAATGACTACTCCGTGATGTAGATTTATACACTTACGATTTACGTCTCCACCTGTAGGTTTTCTTATGTCAAGAAACTCCTCTATTTCAGGGTGAGACATGTGTAAATACGCTGCATAGGAGCCACGTCTTGTGACTCCTTGTGAAAATGCAAGCATCTCGGCGTCTACCACTTTCATAAAAGGTATCGCACCTGTGCTTTCGGAGCCTTTGGAAGTTTTTGTTCCTTGTGAACGAACTGCACTCCATGAACCTCCGATACCTCCACCAAATGATGAAAGATATGCATTTTCTGTATAATGATCGGTTATACCTTCTCTTGAATCATCAACATAGTTTAGAAAGCAAGAAATAGGCATGCCGCGTTCTGTACCACCATTGGAAAGTACAGGTGTTGCAAACATAAACCAAAGATTACTTGCATAATCATATAGTCTTTGTGCATGGTCTTCGTCATCTGCAAAGGTTTTTGCTGCTCGTGCAAATGCCTCTTGAGGAGAGGACTCGCCAGGAAGCATATATCTGTCTTGCAGAGTTTTTAAACTAAAATCTGTTAAAAGTTTATCTTTACTATAATCAATTTTCATCTAAGTGCCTTTTTAAAGTTGTTTTTATAACTTCTTTGTTTTCGTCTCCAATTGCTGTGTCACAGTAGGTAAGTAAATCCATTAGTTCAACGTTTGTCAGAAGTTGTTCTGAATTTTCGTTAAGATTCTGAATGTATTTATACTTTCCTTCTAGTGGACATGCATCATAGATATCGAAAACATCTCCATATTGTTCCATTATCTGTACTGCGCGCTTTGGACCAATTCCAGGGATACCTGGAACATTGTCCCCCTTGTCGCCAGTTAGACATTTGAATGTTATATATTCGGGAATATCAAAATCATAATGTTCATCCCAATTGTGTACTGTTGTCTCTTTACGAGTAACAGTGCTAAACTTTGACACTTTGTCATTGATTAGCAAGTCCCAGTCTCTATCTGAAGATATTAACCAGCACTCATCAAATCCAAATTTGTCAAGGTTTTTTGTTATATATGCTGCAATATCATCAGCTTCCACTCCTTTGAAGTGAAAGACTGGATGTTTTTTTCTTATTTCCGTAAGAGTATCGGCAAATTCTGCCATAAACATTTCAAACTCTTTTTCTTCTTGAGGAGTTTGTTCTGCATACTTTTCTTTTCGATTTGCTTTATACTCTGGAAAAATTTCTTTACGATAGCTACTGCCACCATCTGCACACACGACTATCGTGCCAGCATTGTATGACTTCGCTAAACTTTCGACTGTTCTTATATAGTCGTATTTAAAATCTAATACGCCTTGATGTTTCCATCTAAATGCTATGTTGAGTCCATCAACTATCAGCAAGTTCCCACGCGGGGCTGGGTTCCCAAGGTCTGAGAATTTGATCGCCATTTGTAAACTGTATCTCCTCGTTTTCTAGCCAGTGTTCTGCGATTAGTATATACGCACCTAGCCAGGCAATATACATATATCTAATTGTATTCTTGGGTTTTCTAGTTGTAGCAACAAAGAATTTGCCGTGATTCTCACGAAAGATGAGCAATGGCTCTTGTTTCATTTCTTGTGCTTGCTTACACAGTTTACTCCACCATTTAAATAAATTATTACTTTTTTGTGTGTAAATCTTACTATCAAAACCGACATTCTTGTAGAACTTTACTTCTACACAGAAATTGTTATTTTTTAAGGGTACTTGTAGATCACCTTTTATTTTACCACTACCACTTCCAGGTGTTTGTACCCACTCCTCATCAGTTAATCTTTCTAGAATACTGATGACTTGCTGTTCTCCTCGATGTCCTTTTTGTCTTGGATTAACCATCGAGTCTACTTATTTTATCTTCTTTTATTACTTCTATTTTGGACAGTAGTGGATGTGTCCAGCCATGTGAAACTATATATGTATTCAAGTTTTCCTCTCTTAATAAAATTTCAACGAGCCTTTCTTTACCAGCTTCATCAAGTACATTTGTAACTTCATCTAAGAAAAGTACATTGATTCTTGATTTTGATATACTACTCATCAGCTTACGAATCGCAAGAAGTGTAGAAGTGTTAACTCTTGCTAACTCTCCTGCACTTAGAGCAAGTATATCAACTGCTTTTCCATTGTCATCTATCTCAACATTTAATTTATCGTTGAGAACAACAAATTCAAGACTAAATTTACCATCAGATAATTCTGCTAGATACTCGTTGGTTAGTTCTTCTAAATCTTTTACAAGATTCTCTATTTTATAAGCAAGTAGTCCATTTGTACTAAATGCTTTTTTAAGTATTTCAACATTTGCAAGTTTTTCTTCAATGCCTCCAATAGAGGTTAGTAACTCATCTAGTTGTTTCTCAAAATCTGTTTGCTGTTCTTCTATAATTGAAAGTCTTGTATTGTGTCTTTCTCTTCTTTCATTTTCTGCAATGACTTCTTCTACTCGACTTCTTCTATCTCTTATACGAGCTTTAATCTTATCTATTTGTTCTTGAAGATCTCTACTATTAGGAACTTCTGTGGGAAGACTAGAGTCAATGCTTCGGAATAAATTTTCCCACTCATCAATCTTAGATTTCATTTTTCTATGAAGCTCATTATTTCTTTCTACTTTATCAATGTCTTTTTGAATTTGATCAAATTCTTCTTGTAGTTTTTCTTTTGCTAAAGTATGTTTTTTATGCTCTTGTTCGATAAATGTTATATCTATTTCTTGACCACAAGTAGGACAGTCTTTATCAGAAGCCTCTTTTAGATCAGAGTACTTCTTCATCATTCTACTTTCAAAACTGCCTCTGCTTTTTATCTCGCCTAAGTTAGTTTTTAACTCTGATGTATCTTGAATACTTGAGTTCGCTACAAACTCTCGAGCAAGCCCTAAATCTATTGACTCCAACTCTTTTTTATATAAATTATTTTTATTTATTTTTTTGGTAATTTCGGAGATATTTTCAAATTCTATTTGTAAGGATCGCAAAGTTTCTTCATCTTCTTCCGAGTAAAATGGTAATTCTAATTTTGGAAGTAGTGATGTATCTTCCAATTTATTATCTAATAACCACTTATTGATTGTGTCAATTTTCCCTTGTACTCGTGAAACGTCTCCACCCAAAACTCGTGACAATTCTTTAAAAACTTCAAAGTATTTTACATAATTATCTAGTTGTAGAAGATCAATTAAAAATCTTTTTCTATTTGTATCAGTTGCAGTTAAGAACTGTAAACTTGCATTAGTATTTTGATATACAATTTGCGAAAAAGTTTTGAAATCAATTCCAATAATCTCTTCGAGAGTCTTGTAAGTATTTGTTGCAGTATGTGAACTAATATCTTCATTATTTTTAAATAATCTTACTTTAATATTTGTTCTACGAACTACTTCAATTAAGTAATCATCTTCGTTAACAGAAAAAGACAAAGAAATATCGTAGCCATTATTGACTTCTCTATTTGGTATATCTGCTTTCTTGATTCCTTTTGAATTTTTATTAAATAATACTTCTTCAAGTATTAAAGGAATCGAACTTTTTCCTGTTCCGTTTGTTCCAACTAGTTGTGTTACTATATTCTCAGTTAAGTCTAATTCATTGTCTGAGCCATAGCTAAAACAATTAGACCAATTCAGCTTCTTTAGCGTAATCACTAAACACTCCTAAAATTTTCTTAACTTTGTTTTCTTCTAACTCTAATATATAACCAAGATATTCTCCTAGTTCTTCTTCTATTGTCATTTCTTTATCCAATATTAGAGTCGCCTCTGTTTTTCTTTTGATAACTTTTTTATCAAGTAAATCACTATTCTTAATATTACTTAGATCTGCAACATCACCTTCAATTTCATAAATTGTATGATCATATTCAGTTTGTACCATTTCTTCTGGGTCTGTTACAGTTTTACGAATCAATTGTGGTAAGTCAAATTCATGCCATGTCCACTGCCATTGATCTTTGTTATCAATAAGTAAGTAGCCTGTTTTAACATGATTTCGATGAAAACTTGTAGTCATAGGACTGCCAGGGTATACAATATTTCGTTGAGTATTCTCGTGAGCATGTAAATCGCCTGCAAATACGACTTTAAATTTATCAAATCTATCCAAGTCTACTTCGGGTTGTACATGTGGTGGTATTTCTCCACGCACATGAGTAAATAAGACATCTGCATTTATACTTTCTATTGCATTTTTCTTGTGTAAATCTGCGTAAGGTAATATTGCATAGTCATGGGGAACCATTGCACCATAAGTAGTTTCGTCTATTACTTCTACTAGTGGATTTAGTTCATTTGTAACTCTTTTTAAATTTGTAAAGAAAGTTTTATTCTTTCTTGTTGCTTCGTGATTGCCATCATAAATAATAGTTCTCACACTAACTCCCTTTACAAAGTCAAAGTAGAGAGTGAGTTCATCCATGGAGGGGACTCTGTCAAACAAGTCCCCACCAATGATGTGCAGATCAATATCCTTTTCGATATTATAAATTTGTTCAAAGAATAACTTATATCTAGTACAAGCCCATGATACAGGAACATTCTTTTGTCCTAGCTTTATATGCCAATCTGCTGTAAATAGAATCATGATATGTCAAATTCCTCTGAGATAGATTCGTCTGGTGTTGAGTTGTCAGCACCTTCTCTTAGTCTGTCAAGAAGTTCTTTTTGAGCATCGGCTGTAGGTCTTGGTAATACTTCATCCATAGACTTAAGATCCGCTATCAATGCTAGCTCATCTTCTGTTAATGGTCTCTGCTTACATTTTAAGGCTTGTAGTTGATATTCAACATTGTAAGCCATTGGTCCAGTCTTAACTCTTTTGAAGTTTACATCCCATCCTGTTTGAGGATCGGTTGGGTCACCTAAATCTTCTGCGGCAACCATAATTTGCTCGAGAAGTTTTTTCTTAAGATTTAATACTTTTACTTTGCCGTCATGAATACACTGAATCGCATATGCCCATCCACATTTAAGTTCTGGGTGATATTCTCTTACCCAGTCCTTTTCAATATTAGTGAAAGATTCTGTGTTTCTATCGAATGATAGACATTCGAATGGTAGGTTTTTTCCGTTCTCACCTTTTAACCAGTAAACATACCTTGGAAGCATGTCACCAACTAAACGAACTTTGTTATCTCCTTCTACGTAAGCGTAGCTATCGATTTTATTCTTTTGGGCTTCGCCCTTTGCTTGATTAAATTTTATTGCCATTTTATTTCCTTTATAGTGATTTCTTCAAATAAAAAGTGAATACGATCATTTTCTATTCGTAGTAATCTGTTTTGTTTTATACTGTCCTCGTTCCCATTAAAGTGAAGGAGGTCTAATGTGGTATCTTTTGTTTTTTGGTACTCAAAATAATTGCGCAAGGACGCGATACCTGCGTACTGTGCAAGTTCGCTATCTGAGTACCTCCTGCGTTGAATGAATAAAGGTTTTGGGTTTACTAGAAACGAATTTCCATGAAAACTTTTTGTCCAAAACTTAAATATTCTATCATGTCTATTTACGGGAGGGAGTTTATAGGTGAGAATATGTAGAATCGTCAAGATGTCCTTGACGCTTCCCTTGCTTTCCCTTAATATCTTTTCCCAATTATAGAATAACATTATAACAAAAATTCAACTCCATGTCAAGATATATTTTTTCATGCTATATTTCAGAAACTTTATAGCCCTGTCGCATGTAATATCCCATTCTCGCACCTGCCTGCTTTCTAGCTGTGCGACCTTCTAAGTGTATATCCACAATTACAGGCTGTGGTTTACCTTCTCTTATACGAATAATTCTTCCGATAAGCTGCGTGAGCAGAGGCTCATTATTAACGGGTGTCGCCAAAATAAGACAACTCAGGCAGTCCACGCTAATTCCTTCACTAAAGATACTCTGTGTTCCAAACAAAATATTTTTCTCACCAAAGATTTCTTTTATCATTGCTGGACGCTGTTCGTGTGGAACTTCTCCAGTTACGCAGATACTCGTATCGCCCACGAGTCGGTGACAATTTTTCAGAAAGTCAACGCGATCGCTGACAACTAGCACCTTATGCCCTTTTGCCGCATAACTTGCCGCAAGCATTGACATCATGTTCTGATATTCCCAGTCATACGCGAGTGCGTTAATTCGAGTTGCCCAATCAACATTTCCGTCTAGAAAGCGAACTCCCGATTTAACTATGTCAACTCGTGGCGTAAGATAATTTTCTCGTGGTGGTTTGAATACTGTCTGAGAAAAATAGTCTCGAAATATAACATGTCTTCCATCCTTTCTCTGCATTGTTCCAGTCAGTCCGATTTTATAACGAGCCCTGCTGGCGTCAATAATTCGTGTGAAAGTTGGACTACTCACATGATGCATTTCGTCTAATATAATTGTACCGAACTCTTTTGTAATTTTGTCGATATTTCGATAGAGAGTTTGTACATTTCCAACGACAAAAGGTGAGTTCGTGTCAAATTTGCCCGAACCGATCACACCCGCCGCGACCCCGAAGACTTTTTCTATTTCTTTTTCCCACTGTGCTCGCAACGCTAGAGTATGTGTAACAATAAGTGTTTTTTGTTGAAGCTTGTTTGCGATTGCTAACGCAGTAAAAGTCTTTCCCCAGCTTACCCAAGCGTTAATTATACAACTGTCTTGAACTTCGTCATATACTGATTGCTGTGAATCACGAAGAGTGAACTTGAAGTCAAGTGGTTCTATAGGTGTGTTGTTTCGTTTATCGACTACTTCGTAGTCTTGTGGTATGAGGTCGATACGACCTATGGGTAGTGTGACGAGCCCAGCTTTTACTACACCCATATTTTTAATAATAATGGGTGGGTCAGTGGGACGCCTTGGGGGTATACTATAGGTGAGCTCTTTATCGAGATATGCTTGATACTCGCTAGTGACTTCTATGTATATTCTGTTAGCTAAAACGGCTTTCATGCTTTACATACTCCAGCATATAATCAAGAATATCGAGTTGCTTCTCATAGTTTATCGTTCTAAACTTGACATTGTTCTCAAAAAGAATTTTAAGAATCTGTCGGTCAATACGAGCAGACTCTTGTAAGTCTTGTGCCCTTCCTGTTTGTTCATAATGATTCGATCTTTCCATAAAGAAATTGATCGAAGAATAACGTTCATAGCTCTCTAGGACAAGTTGATCAAGTGCATCTGTATACGGTGAAGCTGAATAAGCGTCTTTGTAGACGATACTCAGCAGGGTGGGAGAGTCCGTTATGCAATAATCAACTTGCCCTTCGAGCCGAAAAACTTGTCTGTTTTGATTTGCGAAAATATAGAGCTGGTCAGAGAGTAATTCGTAGTGTTTCTCCCATACTATTTGCTTTGGAAATTCATTGATAAGTTCGACACTATAGCCTTCACTTTTCATTCTCCAAAAGAGTCCTGCAGCTTGTGCTGACTTGCCTGACCCCGCTCCTCCAAAAAAGTTTATTACTTTCATTATTCTGCCAGTGGAAATATTTTAGAGATAACATCTGCAACTGCCCATGCTATTTCCATATGTTCTTTTTGTGTTCCATTAGCACTACGTAATTCAATATAATGAATCCAACTACGTAGAGTACCATTTACATACATTCTGCTAACAGTATTGCCTTCTGGTAGTACTGCTCTTGCTTGTTCTTTTGCAATGCCATTTTCAATAGCCCAGTTATATGC